TCAGTCATTGGTGTTCTCCTCTTCGATGATCTCGCCCTCGACGACCTCGTCGTCGACGGGCTCCTGCGGTTGGGGTTGGGGTTGTGGGATGCGGGCGGTCAGCCACGCGGTGAGTGCCGGCGGGTTGGCGGTGCCACCCTGGTCCATCCACTCCTGGGCGATCTGCTCGGGGTCTCCCCCGAACTTCCTGACGAACCGGTGCACCAGGTCCTCGCACTCCTGCCGGAGCCGGGCGACCGTGTCATCCGGCCCCAGGTAGTCCTCCACGCCAGGGCCGCACTCCTCCGCGGACATCTCCTCAGGGGCGTAGATGACCCCGTACAGGCAATCCGACGCACCCTGACGGCACACCTCCGTGATCGCCCTAGACCGGAGCATCTGCTCCGGGTACAGGGACCACGGGCCACGCTGGCCCCACAACTGGGCTCGACGCGCCCGCGCCTCGTCCCACACGACCTCATAGGTGAAATCCGGGTCATCCGCGCGGACCAGCTGGGCGTGAACACTCATGCCCTCCTGCCTGATGCGGAGCTTGTGGCCGGCCTTCCTGACCACGGACGCCATCAGGTCAGCGCTCATGGTGGGCTTGCCCTTGATGACGTTGATGCCGTTCAGGGCCGCGATCGGCTTGATGCCCAGGGCCTGCCCGTACTCGATGGCTAGCAGGACGTTGGCCGGCCGCTCCCGGTAGGCGTCGGGCAGAAGGCTCGACGCGGCGAGGCTCTTGGCGTAGGCGATGCGGGCCTGCACGGCGGCCGGGGCCATCGAGTCCTCCCTGACGACCAGGGCGTTCTGCGTTGGCTCGCTCATAGCGGGTAGCTCCTCACTCGGGATGGCATGGGTGCCGGCGAGATGCATGGGTGGCCGGCGGCCGCCAGTTCACGGACGGTCGGGGACCGGTGGGCCTTCGGGGTCTGCATCCGCTTCGCGCACATCTCGCACGCCCCGCCCGACCACAGTGCGACAGTCCCAGGGGCGTCAGCGCTGCGGACGCGTCGGTTCCGCATGGGACGCAGGCACACCCGGCAGTGCTGGGGCTTGGACCAGTCGATGCGCTGTTTCACGCCTGGTCACCTTCTCCGAGGGGGCGGTTCACGAAGTAGGCCGTGCGGAGGAGACCGAGGTGCATCTTCCCGGCGTACTCCCACCCCTCCTTGAGGAGGCGGCGCATACGGAACCAGGCGATGGGGCCCCATCCGGGCACCAGGTGGAACTCGTAGACGTCGATCGGGTTGCCGTCGTCGTCGTAGGACCGGTAGTGGCCGCTCATCAGTTGCTCTCCTTCGCTCCAGGTACCCAGGCGAGTGAGACGATCGCGAACTCCGCATCGATCTGCTCGCTGGTGAATGCCTCGTCCTCGGTGGGGGTGAGCCACAGGGAGTGGCCGCTGACGGTGTCGACGCCGATGTGTGTCCACGCCTGGTCTCTGTCTGTGCGGATCACGGCACCAAGGGGGAGGGCGTCGAGGTGACGGGTCCCCAGGGTGATACCCATGTCGGCGGTGAGGTCCACGACAATGTCGAGTATCGCCAGGTTCTTGCCCACCGCGGCGTCTCGGGCGTCTTCGAGCTCGTTGGCGCGGTCGTGAGCGTTCAGCAGGCGTTTGCGCAGGCTCTCGTTCTCGGCCTGGAGCTCGTCGATGTCGTCCTCGTCGGGCTTGTAGTAGACGCCGGTGGTCTCGACTTGCCGGCGGGGGTAGATGGTGGGGACTCTCATTGGTTCTCCTTGGTAGTGGTAGGGGTGTGGTTGGGGCAGGTGACGGGGCTGTTCCAGTAGTCGTCCTCGACGGTCCAGCCGAGGAGCTTGGCGGTGGTGTGGAACGCCTGGATGTCGGCGACGTCCCGGTCCAGGTCTGGGGGCCTCTCGGGGAGGCGGATGGTGTTGCTGCATCCTGGGTGGTCGCAGGACATGCGCGCCTGCACGCGGGTGGTGATGACGCGGATCATGCGGCGGCCTGGGCGTTGATCATGCGGGCCAGGGCGCGCTCACGCTCCTGCATGGGGGCGATCACCTGGCAGGCGGGCTCACCTTCCGCGAACAGGGTGAGAAGGCGCCTGGCCTGCTTGGCGGTGTCCTCCTCGAGCGCCTTGTGCGCCGGGGAGCCCTCGTCGGCGGCGCACGCCGCGCAGGTGCGGTCGCTGGTGTCCCACTCCTCCAGGGCCTCCTGTCCCTCGTTGTCGAGGAGGTCACGCAGCATGTACAGGCCGGCGGAGACCACGACGATGCGGTCACCGTGCTGGACGGCGAGCCGGTTACCGACCTTGAGGCCGGCCTGGCCGACGGGCCACGCGGAAGCGCCTGGGTGAGCCGTGGACTGGACGTAGACGATGCGGCTCATCGCTGGGTCACCTCCCGCCAGCACAGCATCCATCCGCCGTGCTGGACGACCTTCCACTCCTGGGGCCACTGGTCCTGCACCTTCTCGGCCAGGTCTTCCCCGCCGATGACGCGGGCAGCGCCCATGAGGTCCTGCTGGGAGCGGAACGCCAGGTAGCCGGGGTGCACGCGGTCGTGCCGGTACTCGGTGTCCAGGGGGATGATGTCGCGGGCGATGATGTCGCCGACGGTGGCGTAGTAGTCACGGAATGACAGCTTCATGCTCATCGGTGGCCCTCCTTCTCGGCGAGGGCGGTGCAGATGACGAGGACGACGGCGGCGAAGCCGGCCCAGATGAGCATGTGCTGGCCGATCCAGGTGGTGGAGATGGCGGCGATGATGCCGATGGCTCCGGCGACCCAGGCGGCGATGTCGTAGCGGTTCAGGCGCACTTCAGGTCACCCCATTCGGGGTCCTCGACCTGGGAGGCGTCGACGATGGCGGCGATGAGGTCGCGCAGGCCGTTGCGGGTGAGGGGCGTGTCGGGTGTGGTGGCCTCGACGGCGAAGGTGGTGGGCTTGCCGGGCTCGGCTAGTGGGGTGATGGTGACGCCGTGGGCGGCGTGTGGGCGGCCGACGGCGACGTGCTGGTCAGCGTCGACCGTGGCCCATGCGCTAGACTTGGGCATGATCTTCCTTCTTGGTAGGGGGTTGGTCGTTGGCCCGGTGGGACGGCACTCCTGCCGGGCCTTCTTGTTTGGTAGGGGGTGGGTGGCCTAGTTGGTCTCGGCCTGGGCGATGAGGGCTGTGGGGGTTGTGCCGAGGTGGGTGGCGACTCGCTCGACTTCATCGACGGTGAGTCCGCGCCCGTGGTTAGTGAGCCTGCGGCGGAGGGTTACGTGGGGGATTCCGGTCTTTTCTGCTACTGAGAAAACCGAGAGGTTATTTCCCTGGATTTGTCGGTTAATGACCCCTACCAGGCGGGAGGTCAGCGGTTCGGTTTCCATATGGAAACCATATGTTGCGCTCGCATACCTGGCAAGACACTGGGAACTTCGTTACCGAGGTGAGACTTTAGGTTGCGTATGGCAACATAAGTGTCATGTCCACCATTGACAGGAACCCGTCAGAGGGTCTAAACGCCGCCGTTGCAGCCGAGCTGCGGCGCGAGCGCGCCGCCCAGCAGGTCACCATCGACACCCTAGTGGCACGTACCGGCCTCAGCCGAAGCACCGTCCTGAACACCCTCAACGCGAAACGCCTCCTCGGCGTCGAGGCCGTTGCCTCCATCGCCCAGGCCCTAGAGGTCAGCGTCACCACGATCTTCGCCCGCGCCGAGGGCCGCATATCCGCCGCCACCCCAGACACCGCCTTCGCCTAGACGCACCCCAGAACACGAGGGAGGCCCCCACCATCATGGTGGGGGCCTCACCTGTACCCGGCGGTCACGCCTGCTTGGTCAGGATGTAGTCGACGAAGCCGGGGCTGAATGACAGCAGGCCCCGCTTGTGCTCGGAGACGATCACCCAGCCGTCGGCCAGGAGCCTGCCCAGTTTCCGGGCGTGGCTCTTGTTCCTGGGGTTGAGGGTGACGCGCTTGGTCTTCGTTCTCATGATGGTTCCTCCTCGGGATGGTAGGGGTGTTATGTGAATGTTACGCCGCTGTGAGTAGCGGCACCAGCGGTAGCCACCGCTCACGGCAGCGCAGGCACGTCGCGTGCACGCCGTCGAACAGGGCAACGCCGTGGGAGCACGCCGGGCACGCCGTGTCCCCGTCCAGGCCCCGGATGACCCTGACTGGCTCGGCCAGGCCCTCGACCTGGTCGCATCGGGCCAGCAGGCGGGTGATGGCCCGTCCCGTGTCCCACAGGGTCTCGAAGTCGGCCGCCTCAACGGCCGCCGCCGTCGCCGCCAGGAAGTCGCAGCCCTCGGCCAGGCCAAGGCGGGGCAGGCCCGCCTTGAGCGCCCCACGGTGCAGGGCCTCCCGCTCACGGACCGTGCGGCGCGCGTCCTGCTGAAGCGCGATCACCGCGTCACGGGCCGGGGACGCGGCCCCGAACCCCGTGTGCACGGGGCCACCGCCACGACGTACGGGGGAGGCGTCCAGGGCGTTGACTCGGCGCGCGAGCTCGGGCGCACCCCACCTCAGCCAGTCAACCCATTCGCTCATGCTGCGCTCCTCTCAGAACCCGGATTGCGTGGGAGCCGATTTGCGGGCCTTTCAGAACCCTCCCGATGTCGGCGTAGCGTCGGCTGGTTCTGTCCCGTTCCTGGGGCTGTGGCGGCTTCTCCCGTGGGTGTTTTGAGCCTTCGCAGCACCTCGCGTGCACGATCCGGGCCGGTCAGGCCGTCCAGCACGTCCCGGCCGCGGGTGACAGCCGGTGGGCGACGGCCGATCGTGCGCCATGCCAACGCCTCGGCCTCAGCCCGCGAGGCCCCGCGCCCAACGGCCGCGATCGCCGTCTTGCGCCACGCCAGTTCCGCCTTCGCGTCGGCACCGAGCCTGTCGGGGATCAACGCGCCACGGGCGGACTCCTCGGCGCGCACCCGCTCCGAGCGTGCCCGGCGGACCGCGGCAGCGAACCGCTCGACGTCGATGCGCCAGGCCCGCCCGTCGGTCGCCCACGCCCTGACCGCGTCCCGGCACGCCGGCCGGAGCTCGGTGGCGTCCAGGCCGGGCACCGTGTGCGTCAGGTAGTCGTGCCAGACGACGACCTGCCCGTCCGTCGCGGTGATCGCCTGCGCGGCGAGCAGGTAGGCCAGGACCCCGGCGATGTCCTGCTGTGTCACTCCCATGGCTGGCCTCCTTCGAGGAACCCGGCCAGCGCGTCGGGCGCGGACAAGGCGCGCTGGTCGTTGGCGATGGCGGCGGCCGCGTTGTCGCGCATGATCTGCGCCTGGCTACGCCGGCCCCGGACGCGGTCGTCGTCGGCGCGGCGCATCCAGTTCCGCCAGGTTGCGACCCAGTCGAGCTTCGTGCCGCGCTGGCCGGACACGCCCGCCCAGTAGTCGCGGAACCGGTCGGTCTCGGAGGCGGTGTCGACGAGGGGGACGTTCTGGGCGGCCCATGCGGCCATCTCGCTGGTGACGGCGAAGTCGTCGGGGATGCGTGTGCCCCGCCGTTTCGGCTTTGCCTCGTCCGTCGTCGTCGGGCGCGCTTCAGCGCGCTGTCGCACCGACGAAAGGTGACCACCTACGGAAGGTGACTCTATAGGGTTACTAGTTGGGGGTTCTATTGAGGGATTGGGTGCACGGTGGTGCACCGGGGTGGTGCATGGCGGTGCACCCCTAAACCCCTCTTCAGGGGTGCACGCTGGTGCACCCGGTGCATGGCGGTGCACCCCAGGATCGGCCGCCTCGATCATGGCCTCAGCGACCTCGTACTGCCACACGTAGAGGTTGGGTCGGCGGCGGTCGTCCCAGTCGGCCAGGCCACCCCGGTTGATGGCGGTCGTGATGACGCCGAGCTGTTCCAGGGCGCGTAGGGCGTACTGGGCGGCGCGGGTCTTCACGCCGGCGTAGGCGGCGATCCGTTCCACGCCCATGAAGGAGTGACCGGTCTCCGACGACGCGGAGTCGGCGAGGACGAACAGCACTAGCCGTGTTGTCCCGTTGATGGTTGGTGGCATGCGGAATGCCTGGGAGAGTGCCCGGTTGCTCATGGCCTCCCCCTTTGTGGTGTCTCCGGCACGAGACTCATCCTCCTAGTTGGTAGGGGTAAATGCGGGGCTGGTTTGCATCCGCCAGGTGAAGGCCGCCCACGCCTCGTCGTCCCACGCTCGCGTGGGGTCGGCGTCGTCGGCTGCGCACTCGGCGGCAGAGTCGGAGAGGTCCTCCAGGTAGTGACGCCACATGCCAGCGTCCTCGTACAGGAACAGGTAGTCGTCGACGGGCGTGTGCCCCGTGGTCTCGCGCGCCCACTCGTGGAAGTCCACGCCCGTGTAGCCAGCGTCGTCGTAGTAGGGGCCAAGCCACATCACGACGTGGCTGGCCGCGGTCTGGCATGGCCGACACTCCCGCCACTCCCAGATTGCCCCGCGGTCAGCGATCGTCTCCCGGCCGTACTGCTCGCCCTCGGGGATGCGGCGCCCACAGGCGTCGCACCGGACGCGGCCACGAGAACGAGGCGACCTCTCGCGGATGATGTCGCTCATTCTGCGTCCTCCTGGATCTTCCGTTCCTCGGCCTCCAGCCACTCGGCACAGTCGTAGGTTGCTGGCAGGCCCTCTTCATCGACACGGGAGACGTAGATGAGTACGCCAGGCTTGTAGTCGTCGGCGTAGTCCTTGGACGCGCGCCATGTCACGATCCTGCTGTCGTCCTTGAGGACGCCGGGCTGCTTGTAGGGGGCGAGGGCGTCGCCGACGGCGCGGATGAGCTTGTCCAAGTCGGGCTTGACGTGCAGCCAGAGCCTTTTCTTAGCGCTCTTGGGGCGAGGAAGAAAGAAGGCTGCGGTGACGGCGACTGGGCCGTCGTAGCGGGGCTCCCAGCCGGCTTCTCGGGCGGCCTCCTGGGCGGCGAGCTTGACTCGGGTGCGCCATGCGGCGAGCTCGGGGCCGCGGTCGTGGGTGACGACGGTGCGTTGACCAGACGTGAACGTCCGCACCGAGCCCTCGGTGATCGGCTCACCGGGGACGAAGAAACTAAACGAATCCATGGGTGTTCCTAGTGGTTTGGGGGCGGGCTAGGCCGCCAGGAGAGAGAAGAGGTCACCCTGCTCGAGTACCGGCGCGGCGTCGGCGTGGCCGGTGAGGTAGCAGGTGCAGCGGGGGTCATGGGCGGCGTTGGCGTCCCATACCTGCCAGGAGTTGACGCCATCGAGGATCGGGACGCGCCCCAGCCGGTCGGTCACCCAACAGAGGGGCGCCTCAGCCGGCCACCGATCCAGGCGATGGGTGCAGGCGGCGTGGTCACCCGCCTGGCAATCACCGCAGACGCCGCCGTTGCCGTAGAAGCGGCGGCAGGCGCACCGGTCGTAGAGGAACGGCCACTGGGCGTACTCGCGGCGCATGACGGGCAGCCATGCGTGCTCTCGCACCCAGGCCGCCTCCTCAGCGGTCATCACGGGGCTGGTCATAGGTCGAAGAGGGGGATGGTCCCCATGGTCTCGTCGACGTCGTCGGCGGGCTGGTGGACAGCGAGGCAGGCGGGGCAGACGAGCGGACTGGTGAGGTCCACGCTCTCGATGAACTCGCAGTGTTGCTCGATGAACGGGCTCCCTGCGCGCTTGGTGTCCCCATCACAGAGGCGGGTGAGTGGGTACCATGTGGCCCCTTGGAACGGCCCTGGTGTGCCGACGTCGGCGATATGCCGGACCAGCCGCCCCGGCAGGAGGATGCGGGTCATGACTCCTCCTCAGTAGACATCGTGGGGATGCTCATATCAGCCTCCCAGCGACCACTCTGGAGACCGCCCCGGAGCCTGGGAAGAGGTCGCTCACGGTATCCTGCGTGGGGTCAAATCCCAGGAGATCTAGCACCCATGTGGTCCATCGGTCAGGCTTCGCCCCGACGAAGCCGGTTACGGGGTGGGGCGCAGTGAGCACGTCAGGGACACTCATCCCGGTACCTGCGGCGCGACGTGATTCGGGCACTTTGTAGATGAGTGCCTCCCAAACGGAGCGGACGCGGGCGCCGTCAGGAATGGCGTTGGTGACATGCCAGACGGCGAGCCTCCCCCCTAGGCTTGCTGCGTGCGGCAGTATCTCGGCGATAGTCTTTGCTGATGCCGCCATAGCCCACCCATCCCATTGGAGGTCGAGGTCGGTCATGAGTGTCTTGTGCTTGTCAGGGTTGTCCCACGCGCTGGCGTCATGGTGGAACTCGGCGCTCAGACGGGAGCGTCCTTTGGCTCGTCCGGGCGTGCCATAGTGGGGATGCTGCTTGCCGCCATACCACAGTGCGGCACGCCCCAGGTACGGCGGATCAGCGATCGCCAGTCTCATGCTTCCTCCTCCTGCCAGAGGCCGCGCTCGGCCGCCAGAGCCGCACAGATAGCCTCGAAGAGGAGGCCGAACAGGGCGGTGAACTGCTGCTCGTACGTGTCGGTGCCGAACGGGGACGGTCGGTCATCTGCGACAGGCCAGACCGCAGCCAGGTCACCAAGAGATCTGAGGAGTGACTGCACCCGCAGGCACGGGTCAACTCCGAGATCAAGCGCATCATCAGGATCCGCGGCAAAAATGTCCGCTGCGTCGTCGACTATCGCCTTGAGGAGATCGCCGACCGGAACGCCGCATGCCTCCTCCTCGCTCTCGGTGATCGCCTGGAGGCAGTCCACGGCGACGGCGAGGGCTCGTGTCTGTGCGTTGTCGCCGGGGTTGTGGGCGTGCGCGCGATGGGCGGCTGACACCCAGGCGGCGCACAGTTCAGCGACGTCGCGAGCGAGCGCAGCGAGGGGTTTCCCTGGGACGTTGATTTCCGTTGCCCGCCACCGACTCACGGTCGCTCGGGCCATGTCGGCCCGCTTGAGCATGGCCTCGAAGTCGTGGCGGCGCTGCTCCATGGTCAGGGCGGTCATGACGCCACCCCCTTGCGTGTCACGGTGATGTTGAAGCCGCTCCCGTAGTAGCCGTTCCCGTCGTCCCCCTCGAACTCAGCGAGGGGCAGGCGCTCGTCGTCGACGATCACGAACAGGGTGTAGCGGGTGTTGTCGTACTCGTCATCGCCGAGCTGGGTCGTCTTGACCTCGGCGGACATGATGCGCGCGTTTGGGGTGCCTCGCTGGAACAGTTCCGTGAGCCAGTAGTCGCCTGAACCGCAGCAGCACCCTACGTTGCCTTCGAACGCGAGCACGGTTCCGTCATCGAGGGTGAGGGTGTCCCCGTCAACCTTGGTGACGTACCGGCCGACCAGGACCGGGGACAGGTCATCGCTGTCGTAGTAGACCTTGCTCATGCTGCGGCCTCCTCGACCTCGCGGGCGGCGTCCAGCATCGCCTGCACCATGCCCTGGGCTCGGCGGATGACCGCCCAGTCGGCATCCGGGATCAGGTAGGAACGCTCACCGAGGAGCGGCCTGCCATCCCGGTTCTTTTCGCTCAGCCAGACAGAGGAAGGCTTGACCGCGTCACTACCGTCCTTCTTGACTCCAGGACCATGCAAGGTGGTGTGGATGCTGATACCGCTTAATGTCGCGCTGGTTCTGGCCTCCACGTAGGTGGCTCGCATTCTGGTCAGGTGCCCGAAACGGGATGGCAGTTCCACCGGCTCCGGGAGGGGCAGGGACACTGTTGCGTTGACAGTCATGCGGCAGCCCTCCCCTGCTTGGTGAGGGCGAGGAGGCGGGCGCGACGGCCGGAGGCCGTGATCGCGTACTTGCCGGTCTCCTCAATGCGCCCCTTGTCCTGGAGCTCACGCACAGCGGTGCGAGCGCGGGAAGGGGAGAGGACACCACTCGTGAACCGCTCGACGTCAGCGAGCGTGAAATTGCTGCGGCCGGAGCGGCGGATAGCACTCAGCACCTCGGCCTGACTGGGGAAGGCGTCGGCGATGGAGTCGGCCGCCCACTGGCTGGTGACGGGGTCGTTGGCGCGCACAGAACCGCGCTCCTTGGGGTGAATGGTGGATGGGGTAGTCATGCTGCGATCTCTTTCTCTCGGTAGGGGATACGCCCACCATCAGCGGTGAGCAGGAAACGGCCACACGGGTAGGTGACAGGCACCAGCCCCGGATCATCGGCCTGGGTGACGGCCCACCCGGCACGGCGGGCCTCCTCCCTGTGCGACTCCACGTGCCCGTGGCATCCGGTCGTCCCGGATCCGCACAGGAGGATCAGGTTCTCAGGGCTGTTGACGTCCACCTTCCTCGTGCCCCCCATGCCCCGCGCACGGCGGTGCTGGAGGTTCCCAGACCCGTCCGAGAGGTCACGCCCACACCGGACGCACCTCCAACGGTCACGGTCAGCCACGAGAAGCCTGGTCGCCATATCCGGCCCTGTACGCCTCACGCCGCGACCGGGGCCTTGAGCCGGTCGACGTCGGCGCGCGCCACGAGGGCAGCACGCCCCAGCAGCGGCCGGTACCCGTCCAGGCGCCCATCACGGATAGCGGCGCGAATCTGCCGGCCGTCCCGGTACCCGAGCTCGGCGGCAGCCTCGGACACGGTCATGAGGTCAGCCCGACTCATCTCGGGCGGCCACTCCTTGAGGTGCATGGGATGTCCTTCCGTTGGGGAGTGTCCAGCGCTCCACTGGACACCACCAAGGCTAGAGCCGTTCGTCCACTGCTGTCCAGTGCACACACATAACGAAAACGTGAACGTCCAACGCATATTGGTTGCACACTCAGCGTCCAATGAGGCACCATTGAGTGCATGACCGACCCCACCCCAACCCTGGGACAACTCATCCTCACGTCCGGGCGCTCCTACCGGCACCTAGCCGAAGCCAGCCACCTCTCCAAGAGCAGGATCGGCCAGATGGCCGCCGACCAAATCAGGCAACTCCCCGGACCAGACACCATCACCAATCTCGCCAACGCCCTCGGCATCCCCTCCGACGACGTCGAAGCCGCCGCACTACAGACCATCAGCCGCGAGCACGGCCCCCTCCTCACCACCGCACGCCGCCTCGCCCAGCTCGACCCACGCAGCCGCCGCATCATCAACGCCGTCCTACGCGCCCTCGAAGACGAGCAGTAGCCATGGGCCGGCCACCACTACCCGTCGGCACCTGGGGAGACATCACCGTCCACCCAACCGCCAGCGGCCGCTACGAAGCCCGCGCCCGCTACCGCGACTACGACGGCATCACCAGACACGCCCGTCGCACCGGAGACACCCCCCGCAAGGCCAAGACCGCGCTCACCGCAGCCCTCGCCAGCCGGGCACACACCATCGGCGACGAGATCACCGCAGACAGCCGCTTCGACGCCGTCGCCCGAATCTGGGCAGACACCCTCACCGACCGCACCGAAGGGACCCGGCGCGTCTACACGTGGACCCTGGAGCGCCACGTCCTGCCCGCCCTCGGCGCACGACGACTGCGCGAGATCACCACCCGCACCGTCGAGCAGACCCTCAAGGCCATGCTCGAGCACCACGGATCAAGCGTCGCCCGCACATCCCGCGTCATCCTCTCCCAGGTCATGGCAACCGCCGTCCGCCTCGACGCCATCGAACGCAACCCCGTGCGCGACGCCCAACAACCCAAGGCGCCCAAGCCAGAGCCCAAGGCGCTCACCATCCCCGAGCTCGCCCAGGTGCGCTCAGCCATCGCCGCCCACGAGGCCAAGGGCCGCTCCAAGTCCGACGCCGGCGACGTCGTCGAGCTCCTCATCGCCACCGGCGCACGCATCGGCGAAGTCCTCGCCCTACGGTGGGAAGACGTCGACCTCGACGCCGGGACGCTGACCATCTGCGGAACCGTGTCCCTCACCGCCGAGAAGCCGCGCCGAGCGTTCAGGCAGGACCACCCCAAGACATCATCGTCCCGGCGCACGCTGCTCCTGCCCGACTTCGGGCTGGCGGTACTGCTGCGCCGCTCCGTGACCGGCCCCAATAGCGACCTCATCTTCCCCTCATCAAAGGGCACCGTCCGCGACCCGGCAACCGTTAGGAAGACCCTCAAGCTCGCACTCACCGGCACCGGCCTGGAATGGGTCACCCCCCACACGTTCCGCAGGACCGTAGCCACCCTCGTCGGAGACCCGGAGACAGCATCAGGCGTGCTCGGCAACGACCCCGGCATCGCCATGCGCCACTACATCGAGCGCTCCCAGATGGCTCCCGACGTGCGAAACGCCCTCAAGGAGCTCGCACCGCAAAGCGAGGCGTAAACGCGGCGAGACGGCGCTCTGGACGGTTCCTGCGACATCTCAGCCCGAGTGAAACCCTGCGATCTCAACGGCCTTGGTACCTCCGGTGGGATTCGAACCCACAACACTCCGATTTCCCTCTGACACCGCAACCAGTGGACAACGAGCGTCAATGAACGTCACGTGATGCGCATGATGACGCGAATACGCGGAGGTAGGGAACACCGCAGAGCACTGGACGTCCAGCGCAGAAACGCTCGAAAGACGACACGAAAGCGCGGCGTAAGCGCGGCGAGAGCAGGCTCTGGACACTGTATATACGCGCGACCCCCGGTAACCCTCGGGGAGGGGGAGACCACTCCCCGCCGCCGACGGGGCCGCAGGCGTGCGTGGCCGTGATTTGTACCCCCTTACCGGTTGGATTGGGTGTGGGATGGGGTACATGTAGGGACTGTACACCACGCGGTACAGTGGTGTACACTAGGGGTATCGGAAGGGCAGTGGAGCCCGACCGAATCCCCCTGAAATATCCCCTGATTGGAGAGAGCAATGAGCAAGCGTGTGATGATGGTAGTCGTGGTGGTGCTGGGCATCATGTGGGCTGGTGGTGCGTGTGGCAGTGGTGCGTCGAGCTCTGTGGCCGCGCCCGAGTCGGTCGCGTCGGTCTCGCCGGCCGTGGCATCGTCGCCGTCGGACGTAGACACGGGCGCGGTGCCTGACGATGGTGTGATCCTCACGCCGTGTGATGAGGAGGACGGCGGTGATCCTGTGCCGGGCGTCGACGGTTGCTTCTGGGACGCGAGTGCGCAGGGCAATGGGCGTGGCACCGATGTGATTGTGTGGTGGACGCGCTGAGCGTGTGATGGGCCGGGGTCATCCGTGGTGGTGGCCCCGGTCTGTCGTGCGTGGTGGGCGCGCACATGCGGCGTGTTGTACGCCACGCACTAGATAGTGGCCCACCACTGTACATCGAGTGGTACACGGGTGTACACTTAAGTCATCGCAAGGGGGCAGGAAGTCCCCACCCAATCCCCGGAAGGAACACTGAAATGACCACCATCGCCCAGTTCGCCAGCGCCCACAACGTCAGTCTCGTCGATGTCGCCGCCCACCTGGACACCAGTCACGGCCTCACCCCCGACACTGAACTGACGATCAATGACCTTAGTCGTCTCGCCTCAACCTGGATGTGCGAGGGCAGCATCATCTCTCGCATCGATAAGGTCGCCGAGCGACTCACTGCGGAGGGCTGGAAAATCGAGCGCACTCCCGAGGGCGGCCTGAAGACCGTCGCTTCCTGTGGTCACCCGCTCACCCTTGACGAG